GTCTGTTGATGTTAAATCTAACTTTGCATTTACGAAACTATTTGACATTAATTTAAAAAGAAGTTTTGAGCGTCAACTTCATCCTTTAGTTCTTGTTGATACGTTGTGTTTAATTTTTGTATTATACTGTCAAGATCCCTTACCTGTGCATCAGCAACATCTTGACTATATTCTCTAGCAGGTCTTGTTAATATCTGTACTATCTTTGCCATTATCTTCTTCCGTCTGGTTGTATGTCTAATCTAAATCCACCTAACTTCCAATTCTGTTGTGCAGCTGTATTTGCTATTTTTAAAGATATGGCCCTAGCTCTAGCTCTTGTATCTACTTTTGTTGTAGATGACGTCACTGTAAAAGGTCCAAGGGCAGAACTGGCTTGTGAATCATTAGAGTAGTTTCTTAATTGTAATGTAATTTGTGTATTACCAGTTTGAGATACAAAGTCTGGTATGAATCTTCTTATCTTTGCAAAAAACTCTCCATCACCACCCTGACTAATATCAAAGTCTCCTGACTCTATGTTAGAGGTTATTGCTGTTGTAGCTGTGGTTGTCACTTGATCTGTGCCAGTCTCATGCTCGTAATAGATTGTGCAGCCATCTGTATTACCAACTACATCATAAGAGTTGTTAGAATCAGCATCGTAATCTGTAGCATGAGGTTTACCAAATACGGCAGAGTCTTGCCACGTTGTTCTATCTAATGTGCTCGTAGTCCAAACAGGTCTTTGAGGTGTGGACTCAATATAATTGTAAGTTACACATCTATCAACGACTGTTGCACCAGAAGAACAATAGAACCAATTTATCTCACCAAACAAGTTATTTAATCCTGCATTGATAAGTTGATTAGCTGTTGTATTTAAATCATTGTAAACAAAATCTTCTACTAAACACGGCAATGATTGTAAGGCACCAGCATATTTAAAGAAACCATTTTCTGAAAACCAATATGCTGCACCATCTACTTCAACAGCTGCGTTCTGTCCTATCAATCCACAGTTTGTACCCACCTGTGCAAAACCAAATGTAAATGGAGGACCAATAAATCTTTGTGTAAATAAAGCTGTATCTGTCCAAACATAGATCGCGTCACGACCTCTAACAGCTCCCATAATTCTAGAACCATCTGCAAGTCTTTGTGTTCCAGCAGTGTTAGTTGCCGTAGGTGTGTATGTGTTAATATCCTCCTGATTAGAGAATCTTATAAACATTTCATCTTGTGTGCTTGGTGTTCCTATTGTTGTTTCTGTTCCAAAAAATACTAAGTGTCTATCAGGTGTAGATACAATCATGTCTCTTGATGCAGTAGGTGCTCCTGATATAATTGTAGCTCTTGTTGTCGTTGCGTTAGCAACGTTTGAATCCCATTCAAAAACTTGTGCGTTGTGTATTAACGCAATAATTTTACCACCAAAGTTATCAATAGACCAAAGACCCGGATCAATTACTAAGTCTCCTGATGCTGCTTCACCCCATGCCACAAAGTCAGATGTATTTGTAACTGTTGCACCATCAGAGTGTGATGCTGCTGTTGTGCCTCTCGCTCCTCGCGTCACGCCTGTCAGCGTATTGCCTGAGATCCCAGTGTAAGATATTTCTTCTGATCCTATCTGTATGTGATTTGTACCTGTTGACGGAAAGTTAACTACGCTTGTTAAAACAATCGTTGTCGTGGAGGCATCGATAGCTCCATTTAAAGTTGTTGTAAGTGCGTTAGCTACTGTACCGCCAAAAGAAGCTAGACCCCAACCAAAACCTGGTAACTGTTCTGCTGGTCCAACTGAATAGTAAGACTGAACTCTAATACCACCTGATGCTGTGGCTCCTGATCCAGTTTCATTTGACGGCATTGTAATTGTTATTGTTAAGTTTGTTGGTGTGCTTGTCACCATAAATTTTTTATCGTCAAAATCAGATGCTCCAAAGTTGGACCCTGTAATAGTACTAAAGTTATCCAATAACACGATGTCTCCAGGTGAAAGACTATGACCTGAAGTAAAAGTTATTGTAACTACGGCTGACCCATTGGTTGTAGTGAAAGCATTAGTAAGTGACGTTGTAGCTCTAATAGGGTGTATGTCATAAAATACACCTCCTGAGTAAGCATACAAAATTCTATTTGTGCCTATAATTGAAAACTTTTGACCACTTCTATTTACGATGTGGTGCATGGCTCTGGCTGAACCTGTTAATTTATTGTTACCTAGTTGTTGCCAGCCACCTATTTTTTCAGGTGTACCGTATCTAAATCTTACGTTATCACCATCAACCCATTGTCCTTCTGCTTGGGTGTCTGTAATTTGTTTATTGAAGCCTGGTAAGAACTGTACTTTTTGTAATGCCATAATATACCATTATACTAATTTTTGGTCAAAAATATACCATTATAAAAGGGAGATCAATCGCTAAATCTGTTTGGGCCCTGTAAGAAAGATACTCAAAGTCCTTCTTTCTCCAGAGGTCACTGGATCTACTTTATGAAAAACTCCAGGGCGTAGAACTATCACGTTTCCTGGGGTATCCAGCGCAGGAACGTGAACAGTATCACCGTTAAAATAATAATAAAATTTACCACCTGTATATGGTTTTGAAGACATGTTAATTAGGATAGTACCTTTTGCATCAAAATTATCATAAGGATGAGAAGAGTCCTGATGCCAACCATAGGCTGAATTAGTTTTAGAATTATATACATTTAAATTTACGTCACAATAATCGTTCAATGGAAATGTTTGAAAACCAAAGTGATGATTAACATAATATAAACTTCTCTGATAAGCCTCGTTCAAGTATTTTTTTGTCTTATGCCATTCAGTTAAATAAACCTCAGATGTTCTTAAAAGTTTGCCATCTTTTGTTTTAGCAGCATTTTGATTATCGTCTTTTTTTCTATAGTTTTTTCCTATAAATTTATTAAGCTCTTTTATCTGTTTATCAGATAAAACTTTTGCAAATTCAAACCAAAGTATCATATGTTATCTATTTCTTTTCTATTACTATATTCCATTCTAATTCAGATAGCAACTGTTCTACCTGAATAATTTTTAACTCTTTGTCTTTTATGTATTTATGTAGTTCTTCAACATCAACGATAAACCATTGTTTAGGTGTTTCAAAAACTATCTTATCTGCTTTTGTTTTTGTGCTTCCTTTTTTACCTAAATTACCATCTGGCATCTTGTGCATATCTCTAACATCGAATCTATGAAAAGCATTTTTATTCTCTAATATTCCAGCAATATGCCAAGAGGCTTTATTATCTGGATACTCAATAGAAGTTAAATGTTTAGAAAACCTTTCTATAATATTATTCATCTTTTATTAGTAATCTTTTCTGGTCTGCAAAGTATACATATTTTAAGGGTGAGTTTCGTAAGGTAAATAATATGTCCTCAAATGTTTCTACAATACAATGACCAGCCAAATTAAAAGAAGTGTTCATTATAACAGGTAGTTTAAATTTTTCCAATATAGCATTCAGTATTTTATTTTGTTTATTGTTGATTGTTTGAATTCTACAAGTGTTGTCTACATGAACCAAAGAAGGTATTGTATCTTGAGCTAGTTTTTTAGCTTGTGCTGCATGCATCATAAATCTAGTTTCTTTTATGTCCAACATTTTAAAATAGTCTGCAGCTTTGTCTTCTAAAATAGAACAAGCAAACGGTCTAAATTTTTCTCTATGTTTTATGTCATTCATTATATCTTTAGCATTGGGTAATGTTGGATCTAAGAGTAAACTTCTATTTCCTAAAGCTCTTGGTCCTGCCTCAGCTCTACCTTGAATTAAGCCTACAACTTCTCCTTTGTTTAATAGTTCTACAATTTGATCTAACTCAACATTATTTTTAACTTTTTCAGTTAACAGTGGTTTATCAAAGACTTCTATCTTCTCTCCTATATATAAATCTTTTAATTTTTTAATAGGTTGTTTTTTAAAATATAAATATGCATAGACAGCTCCTATGCAGTTTCCATTGTCCTCACAAAGAGGATCAAACCATAAATTACAATCGCCAAATTCTTTTTGTATTTTGTAATTGTTAACAACATTCAAGGCGGTGCCTCCAGTAAAAATCATATTATCTGTTTTATATTTTCTAACTAATTCTTTGTATTGAGATTCAAATACAAACTGCGCAGTGAATGCTAAATTTTTGCTTGCCTCTATTTGTTTAACATAGGTTCTTTTAAAATTATTTTTTAAGAAATCATATATGTTTTTATCAAAACGACCATAGGATTGATAACCCATAAATTTTCCTTCTTCTTCATGAAACCCACAATGTTCTGAAATCGTAGAATAAAAATGTCCTAAATCTAATGTAGAGCTTACTTCAACTTTGGTGTCATCATCAATACATAAAGGTTTATAATAAAGTGTATCATTAACATTATAGAAAGGATTATGGCCTAATTTAAAATCAGCGTTATTTATTTTGTCGTCTTGTAGATAACCTTTTTTATAAATACATTTTACATTACTATGATCAATATCATATATAGAACACGTCTCGTAAAACTCGACTCCAGTTGGTAAATACCAATTGCTTCCTTTGCCATCGATTACAAACACTCGTGCTTTTTTAAAGCCGGAGTCTATAAAAGATTTAAACAAATGCGATAAATGATGAGGATGATAAAAACAAAGTATAGATTTTTTGGTATACTCTTTCCATCTAAGATAACCCTCTATAGCTACCATTAGTTCTTGATTAAAGTTATAGCCTGTAACAATAAACAGATCTATCTTAATGTTTTTTTTAATTAGCTGCTCGATGCATCTATATGGAACTCCGCCTATGGTTTTATCTTTACTTAGTCTTCTTTCTTCATTGTACCAAACAAGTTCACCGTTTTTAATTATACACGCAGCTGGGTTGTGTCCTACCTGTAATCCTGCAATATTCATTATTATAGTTTACGTGTGCCATCACCTTCCCCAATATTTCCTTTGGGTAGAATATTTATAGCAATAGAATATCTATTTTGTTTTGTAAAATTAAAACCAATCTTATGCCTTAAACTAGCAGGAAAGATTATTAAATCTCCTTCTGTAACTCTTAAAACGTATTGAGTTTGATTTGAATGATTATACTTTTTTACAGGCACCATAAAAAAATCACATAAAGCTTTTTCAAAAACTATAGACATTTCATCTTCATGAGATCCATGAGGATAATATACAGCGCTATACCAATAATTAGAATGCACGTGAAAAGTAGAGACAGAGTTAGGCTCACTCATAGTTCCCCAACTATTTTCTATGGTAAAATCTATATCGTAATAAAAATATTTTTGAATAGCTTCTTTGATTTCTTTATACAAAACGTTTTTTAAACTTTTAAACTCTTTTAAGTCTAAAACTTTTTTACTATATGATATGTGATTACCAGTGCTAAGTTTATTTCTTTTGCCCTCATCTAAAAGAGGATCAGGTACAACCACATCATACATTTCTAAATTACACAATGCTTTATGAAATTTACTGTGATCAGCTTTTACTTTGACGTGATATAAACTTTCAGAAAAGATAGGCTGTATAGCTTTCTTACTTTTCATTTCCTAAAAGTAAGTTATCAAATTGAATTTTTATTCTTGCATATTTTCTTGCGTAATGATCAATTATTTTTGTTAAAGTATGGTTATGTAAATTTAATGCTTCTATTTGTTCTTTAAGTTTTGAGCTCATAATTATTTCTGTTTCTCTCAATTTTTTTTCATCAAGATACTTTTGTTCCATTTCAAAATATTTATCTCTTAATTCTTTTTCTGTCATACTATATCCAATTGTAAAACTAATATAATTCTGTCTTTATTACAAAATCTACTAATAGGACTTATACCATGTTTCAAACCTGAGTCAAACACTAGAGCAGTGTTTGAGAAAGGCACGCACGAAAATAAAATTTCAGTTTCAGTCCTATCATATAAAATAGTTTCCCCATGATCATTAGCTTGCCATTCGTCTGTTAGAAATAATATAAAGGTAATGTTTTTATTCTCAGTTGATCTATCCTGATGTATGCCACACTCATTACCATGTTGATAAAGATTAAAGTACATGTTGTGTGGAAATACTTTTACTTTTAATTTATCTGAAATTACTTTTACCAATTCCTTATACGGCTGCTTTAATTTTGTTTTATTTAAAGTAGAGTCAATTATTTGATGAGTTAAATGATTAGAAAATTTTCCATCTAATTTAGGATGAGTTTGCCACTCTATATTTCTACTTATTTTGTATATTTTATTATACAAATTATCTGACAAAAAATTATCGTATTTAAAATATTTAGACAAAATTAAACCATCCTGTAATTATATATTTCTCTTTTGTTTTAGATATTATACCTCTATGACCATGCGTAAAATCAGAAGGCCAAATTAAAGTTAAGCCTTTCTTTGCAGGAACTTTTAATTTTTGAAATAAAAATTCAGTGCCTCCGTCAGGAACATCATTGAGATATGTCATAAAAACTAAACATCTTGTTGCTGAGTGTATTCCTGTTCTTTCTGTATGATATTTAAAAAAACCTTGTTTAGGTTGATAGTACTGAATATTTATATTTTCTTGCATATTGTTAAATGGTTGCACACCTAGTAATGTAAATTCATAGATATCTTCATATTCTTTTATCATTTTGTTCAGATAAACATTATAATCTACAAGACCACTATCTGATCCATGTAGACCTATATCTAAACTAATTTTATATTCAGGTTGAATTGTTTTAAGACCAATAGTACCTGGTTTTGCATACTTTTTATTTTTCTTAAAAATATTTACAATATCATCACAAATTTTTCCCGGTATATATCTACCTAATATGAAAGTGTTTTTTGGTATCTTGTGTTCTTTCATACAATTCCTAACTGTTCTCTTCCGTCCCATTTCCTAATTAAATTTTCTTTATTGTAAGGATTGTAATGCAAAAAAGTTTGTACACATAGTTTGCCTTTAAATTTTTCTCTCCAATGTTCTACATTACAACCTGCATAAACCATCATGTCTCCTTGAGCTAAATCAATTTTAGTTCCTTTATTATTAGGTGTAACGTAATTAACACCTTGTGGGTGTTTATTTAAATTATTAGCGGACTCATCTACATAGATTGGCCAAGGATCTCCCCCTAAGTTTAATGTCGTAGATAATTCACAGCTAAATCTATCTTTGTGTCTCTTTAATTCTGCTCCTGTAACATAAACCCTAGAATAAGAATATGTTTCGATTAGCTTCTTACCAACACACTTCTCAACTTGTTTTTTTAATTTGATTAACAGGTTATCCATGGCAACATCACCATAAGTACAATAAGATCCAGGAACTTGTTCATCTTCTTGTTTTCCAAACAAATTATTAAAAGGAGAAATAATTCTTTCTCTTTTATAATAATCGTGAACTTTTGATTTTAAAATTAGGTAATCTTTAAGAAACTCTGCCAACTCTTTTGAGATAGCTTTTTTGATTACGTAATGTGTTTTAAACTTTGTAGATTTCATTTTTTAAATAATTATAATAAGAGGGTTTTTTACTTATAGCTTTGTCCCAATATTTTTTTCTATCGTCTAATTTTTTTGCTACATTTTTACAATCTTCTATAAATATTTTTCTATCAATAATATTTCTGTAAACAACTTCATCTATGTCTGTAGGATACCAATTCATTCCAGCAGCTATACAATGCAAACCACCGTTGTCAAAAAAACTCCAGTTCTCTCTTTGCTGTGTTGACCACAACAAACCTTGAACAGTGCTTGGTGTAAGATCTATTAGTTTTTTATCCCAAGTTTTATTTAAATTGTTTTTCCAATAAGGAGTGTCATCTCTCTGAGCTAAAGCATAATGAATAGCAACAAATTCTGCAAATGATTTAAAAATTAATTTACATTCATGATTAAAATTATCTCTGTCCCATTGAGAAACTCTTTCTCTTTTCATGTTTCGTAATAAGACTCTTAAAAATTCATGAACAGAAAACAAACCGTTACCTTCTAAAGGTTCTATAAAACCTGCTGATAAGCCAATCGCACAAACATTTTTTACCCATAATCTTTTGTGTATACCGACTCTAGATTTTATGTTTCTAAAATTTAAGTCTTTAGTTTTTAAATGTTTTTGAAATTGTTTTAACGCAGTATCATCATCAACAAATTTACTTGAATAAACATAACCTGTTCCAATCCTAGACCATAATGGAACGTTCCACACCCAGCCATTTTCTATCGCTGTACAGTTAGTATAACTAACTAATTCTTTCTTTTTATTTTTAAAAGGTTTTTGAACAACCCAAGCAGAGTCGTTAGGCAACATATCTGTGTAAGAATCAAAAGGTTCTTTTAATGTTTCTGCTAGTAATAAAGATTTAAAACCTGTGCAATCTATAAATAAATCTGCTTTGTGTTTTTTGTTTAAACTTTTAATACCATTCTCATCTTGTTCAATAGTGTTAATGTGCTCCTCTATGTGTTTTACACCTTTTGGAATGGCATAATTATTTTTTAGCCACTGACCAAATTTAACTGCATTAAAGTGATAAGCAACATCATTTCTACTAAAACGTACATTTCCATCGTCTCCATGAAAAAATTTGTTTTGAGTCATCATAGACATTTGAGGATAAAAACATTCTGCATAATTATAAGTAGATGTTTTTGGATAAACTGCTTTTTTAAACCACCAATCATTTAAACCATTTCTACATCCTGATGTATTTGGTTGACCAAACGGATAACAAAATTGAGTTCCTTTTTTGTAAAAGTCAGTAAACATAATACCTAATTTATAAGTAGCATCACATGCTGGCATAAATTCTTTGTCTTGAATGCCTAAAAAATTTGTCCAATACTTCATTTGATTTAATGTGCTTTCACCAACTCCAATAATAGAAACGTTTGGAGATTCTATCACTGTAATATCTTTTTTAGGAAAAGCCCTTATAAGAGTAGAAGCTGTCATCCAACCAGCAGAACCACCACCAACAATTGTTATTTTATTTATCTCCATGGCTGCCCACACGACCAGTTAACTAATGAATATCTTGTACCTCTTGTTACAGGTTTTACCCTATGTTCAATATAAGAAGGAAACACCACGATAGTTCCTTGAGGTTTATTTGCAAAAACTTCTCTAAAAGGTTTGTCTTTATTTACAGTCATATCAAATTCAAGTTCACCACCTGAATAATCTTTAGGGTCTGATAATTGCAATGTTAAAGAAAGCTTTCTAACTTTACCTATTAAATTAGGGTTAGCGTGTTTTAAATAAGGTCCTCTAAAATTATCACAATGCCAATCATAGTACTGTCCTTTTTTATAAATAGTAAATTGACAAGATTCGTTATAGTCCCATTGATAATTCCATCCAGCGTTACTGTTAGCTTTATGTATTGCATGATTTAATTCTTGATAAATCCAAGGCTCACTTAGCCAAGCTATGTTTGATTTTCTAATTTTATGTAAATCTTTAATTTCTTTTTTATTCATTTTGTCTGGTTTTTTTTCACCAGTCCATGCTCTTTCTTTTTTCTTGCTTAAACCAAATTTAATAATTTCTTTACAAACAGTCTTTGGAACAATTTGTTCAAAATACCAATATGAAAAATGGGCTATGTTACTCATTACTTTCTTTCTTTTTTTATTTTTTTACGACCAAGATGAAGTATCTGGATTCCAAGTACTAAAAACTTCTCCTTGTCCTTCTACAATTTGCATTCCTTTCCATTGTTGATTTTGTTCATCCCAGCTACATACTCTATCTCCTCTTTGCTCATCTGTAGGCTCAGCTACAGGTGGCTCCCATTCTCTAGAGTCATTTAACGTCCAAGATGGATATGGTCTAGGATCAACAAATGCATCACTAGCAGAATCATAAGTCCCACCAATTTTCGCAGGTCTTTCTCTGATAGAGTCACTTGTTTCTCTGTAGATATTTGCGTCTGTATCACCAAATAAAGCTTCTACGCTAGCTTGCGTTTCGTTATCATCTACAACGTAGACTTTTACAACTTCATTAAGTGAGTTTATTTTTGCGTATTTTTTACCCATTACCCACCTACCGTTAATGTACCAGAAACGTTGAAGGTAATTAATCTGTCAGACCCAACAGTTGTAATAGTATTAGATCCTGGTGTTACAGCTGGATCATCGTCTGAGTTTGGATATCTAAAATAGATTATTCCATTACCGCCGTCACCACCTGAGTTTGGTGGTTGTGGAGCGTGTGCTCTTCCACCGCCGCCTCCGCCGCCGCCAAGGCCGTCTTGGCCATCAGCTCCTGTGAGTCTTCCAACTCCCCCGCCGCCAGATCCACCGGCTCCTCCGCCGGGTGGGCTAGAAGAATAATAACCACCTCCTCCACCGCCTGCTGCTGTGAAAGGTGATCCTGTAATGTTTACTGTAGAACCGCTACCGCCGTTTCCGTTGTTATTTCCTGCTGCGCCGGCTCCTCCGCCACCGCCTCCAGTGTGACCTGGGCCAGGACCTTGTCCTCCAGGATTTCCTTGAACGGGTGCTGCAGGTGAACTTAAAGGAGGAGTATTTCCTGAACCTGCTGCAGTACTACTATAACTTCCTCCGCCAGAGCCGCCGTCCGCTTGTGGGCCGCCGCCTCCACCTCCGCCGCCTCCAGTTGACTCAAAATCAACTGATGGTGCGTTTTCGTAAATTTCGCTATCTCCGCCTTTTCCTCCGATAGGTGTGTCTTTTGATCCTCCTGCTCCAACAGTTACAGTATAATTTACTCCACCTGTTAGTTCTATTTGAGTTCCACCTGGGTGATTAGTTCTGAAGCCACCGCCTCCAGCGCCGGCACCTGATCCACCGTTATATCCACCGCCACCACCGGCAATAAACATATAATCAAAAGTTTGTGGTGCTGCTCCACCTCGTCTTTGTCCAAAGCCTGTTGCTGAACCTGCTCCGAATGATCCAATTATTGGCATCTTTCTATGTTCCTCCTATTATGCGAACTGCGTTTGAGAAGCAAACGCTGTAAACGCTGCATCTCCAGTTTTAAATACTGTATATGTATACACATCAACCGAGTTAGCGTTTCCTGCTGAAGGTGCTGCTCCACCTTGATACTCTGGTGTCACACTAGATCCATCAATTTGAAAAGCTGATTGATAGTATGGAGTTCCTGTGTTTGTTGCTAGAAATGCAACAGTAAGAGACTCACCTGTATCCATAATACTGTTTAACGTAGTTGAACCATCTCCTCTAAGGTTAATTGTAAAGTTACCTGTAGCTGCAGATGTGTAGTATAAAACTGCTTGAGTTTTAACATCATAGTTAATTGTTCCAGTTGCTGCTGTTGCAGATACTGTAGCTTTTTCAGTTAAGTTCTGAATAGCACCGCCACCATTAAATGTAACTCTACCTGTTCCTTTTGGAGTTAAATTTAAATCAACGTTACTGTCATCACCAGTCGCTGCTACATCAGGTGCGTTACCTGTTGCTGCGTTTGTTACATCGATTTGGTTTACTGCTGATGCTGTTGTTTGAAAAATAATTTGCTCATTTCCACTTTCGTCTCCGATGAAGTGTGCATCATCAACTAAAATGTTTTGTGAGTTTGTGTCTAAGTTACCACCTAATTGAGGGGATGTATCTTCAACAACTGATTTAATACCTGTGTTGATAGTTACAATATTAGGGTTTGTTCCATCATCTGCTGCTGCAAAAATTACGGCATCGCCTTTGTCTGTTGCAGAAAATGTAAATGAATCTCCAGATCCAGACACGTATTTAAATTGTACTGTGTATGCACCTGATGTCGAGTTTCTTAAAAAGTAAAAAGTTTGTACATCTAAAGGAATTGTAACAATTTGATTTCCTGTAATTGTACCTGTGAACTCAATCATTCTGTGAGATAATACAGCTCCAGTTGATCCATCAGATACTGATAATGTTGTAGTCTGTGCACCACCTGCTATTGATTGTTGTGAAAATCCACCAGAAATTTGTTCGATAATTTGTAAATTGGTATTAGTTTTTGTTCCCCACGTTCCCGCGTTTTCACCGGTTGCCTGAAGTTCAACTCCTAAAGGTGTATATGTTGAAGCCATAATTTATCTCCTAATAATTTGCTTACGCAACATCTGTATAGCTAGTATTTGAACCTGTGTCAATACTTTGATATGCCTGAATTCCAAAGCCTGAAGCAGTTCCAAAAGCAGCTACATTTGACGTTGCTGATTGTCCAGTTAAACTTAAGTCTAGACTTGTATCAATTGATACTGACCCTATACTAAACGTTGCAGATAGCCCTGTCAAGCCTTCTACATCAGCAGGACTTAAATTTCCTACACTAGAAGTTAATCCAAATCCATCTGGTATAATTATAGGATTTGAAGTTTCGTCTGTAGAGCCTAGTGAAACAGTTGCAGAAACACCTGTTATATCATAAGCCGTTTCTATAACTACTGATCCTACAGAAGAAGTTGCAGACTGACCTGTTGGTACTTCAACGTCAGCTGCTTCAACAGCTCCTAAAGAAGAAGTTGCAGAAACTCCTGTTAAACTAAATGTAGCATCAATTTGTAAACTTAAAGTTCCAACTGAACCTGTTGAAGAAACTCCTGTTAATCCCATTGCACTTGCAACATCGTCTAATGCAAATAGACCCCAAGAATTATTACCCCAACCTTTTGCACCCCAAGTGCTATTACCTAAACCAGTTTCTAATCCAAAACCTGTTAACTCTGCGTGGGCATCATTTGATTCACCATAAGCTTCTTCGCCCCAACCGTCACGTCCCCAACCAGTTTCATTATATACTTCTGATAATTCACCAACACTTGCTGTTAATGATAAACCTGTTACTTCTACACCTTGATCGTTTACTGCTCCCCATTCTCCTGTACTCCATGTTTGACCGCCCCATCCTGTTTGAGGAACACCCATGTTAGTTCCGTCACCAATAGAAGAAGTTAAACCAAATCCAGTTAAACTAACTACAGGGTTAAAGCTTTCACCAAAAGGTCCAGCGTTCCAAGTATTTCTACCCCAACCATTTGATTGAAATGATAATAATCCGTCTGCGTTTAATGAAGCTGTTAGTCCAAAACCAGTTAACTCAACACCATTGTCGTTAACTTGACCCCACTCACCATTACTCCAACTAGTTCCACCCCATCCAGTTTGAGGCACACCCATGTTTGTGCCATCTCCTACGGAAGAAGTTGCTGATTGTCCTGTAACTGAAACTGTAACAGTGTCTTGAGAACCCCAAGAGTTTTGATCCCAAGTTAACATACTCCAAGTATTTGAAGTTGGAGTGTTTGCTTGTCCGCCCATACCAGAGTGGAATGTGCAATAGTAATATAAAGTTGGCGCAGAAGAAGCTACAGTAATTTGTGTGTATGCCCCAGCTTGTCCAGGTGTACCATTCGTTGTAACACCCGTTGTGTACTCAGAGCCACCACCATGTGTTCCATCACTTGTTGCTGAAAGTCTTAATGGGTGACCGCCGTTAGAAGAATCTGATTGATCAAATTGATATGTTGCACCTTCAGCTAAATTAACTGTATCTTGTTGTACGCCATCAATAAAATATTTATTGCCGGAACCGGTAGAGACTACCGTTACTGTAAAGGTTCTAGTAACGGACATCCGTCGTTACCTCTACGCTATT